AAAGATGTTTATACGTGTGAAATTGTCGGCTACGCCATGGGAGAGCGCATGACAAAAGAGCTGACAGGTAAAGCCCTGTTTATGGCGCTCAGGAGCCAGCGCCCACCTGCCGGGCTAATCCACCACTCTGATCGAGGTTCACAGTACTGCGCATACGATTACCGGGTCATACAGGAGCAGTCTGGTCTGAAAACATCAATGTCGCGTAAAGGTAACTGTTACGACAACGCTCCGATGGAAAGCTTCTGGGGAACGCTGAAAAATGAGAGCCTGAGCCACTATCGTTTTAATAACCGGGATGAAGCCATCTCAGTAATACGGGAATACATTGAGATTTTCTACAATCGTCAGCGTCGTCACTCTCGTCTGGGGAATATCTCCCCGGCAGCCTTCAGGGAAAAATATCATCAGATGGCTGCTTAAAAAAAGAACAAATGGTAGTGTCCGCTATTGCCAGTACACCTCACAGGCTACCTCAAGGCAGCCAGTAATTTGTCTGCATCGACAGGATTTTTGGGCGGAATGTTTTTCCGGGCTTCATGGAGTTCTGCCCGTAGTTCCTGATATTTCTCATCAACAGAATTTACCTGTGACTGAGCATCCAGCGGCTGCGTGTTCTGATGATGTTCAGTTGCATCCGGTTCCATTGTTTCAGCCGTTGCCTGTTCATCTGCCATTGCGCCAGATGGCTGCGTTTTTTCTTCATCATCCTGTTTTCCTTCTTCTGTTACACGTTGCGGCATCGGGGCAGAGGAGCGACCGCAGGCAATATCCACGATTTCCGGATCAGGGTTGGCATGATCGGTTTCAGTCAGTACCTTGTTCAGATATTCAGTGACGTGAGCGGGGATGACCTCGATACCAATCGGTGCTTCTTTCACTGACGCAACCACGATGGCGCGGGAATAATCCATCCCGCCAGGCATGGTGATGAATTTGTCGCGGAAAACAGAAAAGGGCGGTTTATTTTCAGCGATAATTTCCTCGACACGTTTAGCGTGTGCCGGATGAAGGTTATAAATGTCCACGTCCATTGAACGAGCCAGTACGCCAGTGGCTACGTCGCGCGCCAGTGACGTCAGATCGTGAACGAAACCTTCGCCGCGATCGGTGAGGTTCCCGCCGCCAGCATTAGCGCCGGAAGCCGTGCGCGTGATGCGTGAAACACGATTTCCTTTCATCCACTCTTTTGTCAGCAGACCGCGATCGGTGTAGTCTGCGTCCATGTATGCTTCGAAAAAAGCAGTCATCAGCCCCAGGCTTGAATTGCCTGGATTAGGGAAAACTCTGTCAGTATCACGCACCAGTTTGTGGAGATCGCGAATTTCCAGCGGATCGAGCAGGCTGGTTTTGTGGGAAACAGCCAGGGCAGTAACAGCTGGTAGTTCTTCATCCCGAGCAATGTGTAATGCCTGGAGTTCGTCGCGTGAAACGTGCGTTACTGGTTTTTCGCTGCCGTGTTGCGCAAGCCAGCGAATGGGCAGTTCCTGACCGGAAACTGGCAGGAGCATGTTCTCCTCAATTTCTGTCATGTCTTCGCCGTTGACGTTGGTATTGTCAGTGCTGGCCGGTTTGTCCTGAACAGAGGGAGAAGATGCGATAAATACCATTGTGATGCCATCTTCCCCGCCTTTTTCGTAACGGTTGCAGAATTCCGTATCAAATACGCCTTCTGGCGGGAGGTCATCAACAACGGGCAAATTGACGCGAACAGGTTTTTTAAAGTCATCTTCATCGTAGCCTGCATCGTCAATCGCAACAGCACCACGGGAGATGGCAATGGATAATTTTTTCGCTTCAGCCCAGTAAAAACCGCCTTTAATACCGAGACGTTTTCTTACTTTGTCATTTTTTGCTTCGTAATACAGTGGGTAAACTTGTTTATCGGTGTTCATTGTTTTTTAACCTCAACTCAGATTAAAATTACTGCGAGTGATGAATAAATGTCCCAGGTTCTTCATTCAGGCCTGCACAGTGTGCAGGCTTTCTTTTTTTCAGATTTCACCTTTTAATTTCATTGCAATCAGAGTTGCCAGAAATTCGGCTTTTTTTTCTGCGGGCAGATTCTTTCCTATGTGCACCAGACACATTTTTTTTACACCATCGTTAAGTGTTTTAACGTTGCCTGATGGACCGTCGATATCAACCACAGTGAATGGGGTTTCTTTATTTTCTGTCTTAATCACGTAGCCAATACGCTTTCCTTCCAGATTAACCTCGTGAACAATGTCATCAGTAGTTACAACAGTGGCTTCATAACTGGTAATCATGTTTTTCTCCTTAATTAAGGTTGAGCGAATCCCTGCCATTGCTGGCATAAATTCAGTTTCGGATAGTCAGTTAATTAAAGTTCGTGTGCCATCTGGTCTTTTTCGGCACAGATTTCACTACAATATTTTTTCATTTCCGTCGTTGGTATAACTCCACGCATGAAATGAAGTGGTCTTGTAATGATTTTGCTTTCTTCAATTTCTTTATTGCAAAGGTGATAAGCACATTTTATTTTCTTAGTCATTACCATGACTCCGCCTTTACAGGTAAACCATCACGACCGAGGAAGACTTTAATCATGCAGTCAGAAATGCATGTTTTTGTAGTCAGGCTACGAATATAAAGTTTTCGCTTTTTAATATTGTTTGCCGAGGCGATATATGTCCGACCTTCATGAAGAATATAATCGCCAGGAGTCACACACTGACGTGGTATTTCATCAGTTCCGAAGTGATGAGCAATCATGGAAGCCTCCTTAATAAACAGTCTTACAAAGGAAATCTCAGGAAAGTTATTTAATACTTAGCAGCTGGATTTGCCCCTATATTTCCAGACATCTGTTATCACTTAACCCATTACAAGCCCGCTGCCGCAGATATTCCCGTGGCGAGCGATAACCCAGCGCACTATGCGGATGCCATTCGTTATAATGCTCGAACGCCTCTGCAAGGTTCTTTGCTGCCGTTAACCCGTCTGGTTTGGGCATGATACTGATGTAGTCACGCTTTATCGTTTTCACGAAGCTCTCTGCTATTCCGTTACTCTCCGGACTCCGCACCGCCGTGTTCTTCGGTTCAAGTCCCAACATCCGGGCGAACTGGCGTGTTTCATTAGCCCGGTAGCATGAACCATTATCCGTCAGCCACTCCACTGGAGACGACGGAAGATCGTTGCCGAAGCGGCGTTCCACCGCTCCCAGCATGACGTCCTGTACTGTTTCACTGTTGAAGCCGCCGGTAGTCACCGCCCAGTGCAGTGCCTCACGATCACAGCAGTCCAGCGCGAACGTGACACGCAGTCTCTCTCCGTTATCACAGCAGAACTCGAACCCGTCAGAGCACCATCGCTGATTGCTTTCTTTCACGGCCACTCTGCCTGTATGTGCCCGTTTCGATGGCGGTACAGCAGGTTTTCGCTCAAGCAACAGCGCATTCTGGCGCATGAGCCGGTAAACACGTTTGGCATTGATCGCAGGCATACCATCAAGTTCTGCCTGTCTGCGAAGCAGCGCCCATACCCGACGATAACCATACGTGGGCAGCTCTCCGATAACATGGTGTATACGGAGAAGCACATCCGTATCATCAGTGTGACGACTGCGGCGGCCATCCATCCAGTCATCGGTTCGTCTGAGAATGACGTGCAACTGCGCACGCGACACCCGGAGACAACGGCTGACTAAGCTTACTCCCCATCCCCGGGCAATAAGGGCGCGTGCGCTATCCACTTTTTTGCCCGTCCATATTCAACGGCTTCTTTGAGGAGTTCATTTTCCATCGTTTTCTTGCCGAGCAGGCGCTGGAGTTCTTTAATCTGCTTCATGGCGGCAGCAAGTTCAGAGGCAGGAACAACCTGTTCTCCGGCGGCCACAGCAGTAAGACTTCCTTCCTGGTATTGCTTACGCCAGAGAAATAACTGGCTGGCTGCTACACCATGTTGCCGGGCAACGAGGGAGACCGTCATCCCCGGTTCAAAGCTCTGCTGAACAATTGCGATCTTTTCCTGTGTGGTACGCCGTCTGCGTTTCTCCGGCCCTAAGACATCAATAATCTGTTCTCCAATGACAAGTCTAAAAACTAGTATTAAGACTATCACTTAAATAAGTGATACTGGTTGTCTGGAGATTCAGGGGGCCAGTCTAGCAGCTGCTCTACGGTCATATTTTTAATTGCGCTCCGGTTTACAAGAGCCCACCCCTGTTTTTCCAGATAAAACTGGAAAGTATCCAGGGTACAGACCAGTGCACCGTCAGGAACAGTTTCGGTGAATCTGATATTGCCGTGTTCGTCGAAGTGCACAACCAGAGTGCGACCGTTACCCGGAATCATCTTGTCAGCGGACGGGGTATTATTCTGGTGCAGTTCTGCCTCCATGCGGTCGAACATCAGCGATGTAGGCCTCTTTGAATGCAGCGGCTTTTTTCCCAGTGAAGCCCATCACCAGGAAAACGAAGCCGTTTTTGGTGATTTGGTACATTGGGCGTTTTTCGCCTTTGGTGTCGGTGTAGGTGACGTCCTCAAAATTGAGGGCGTTAAATTCAGGTGAGCATTCAGTATTTGCGATGGCACGTAACACATTGTCGTGTCGTTTGTGGAAGAACTCTGCAACCGCAACAGACGTAGTGACAGCGCGACCGTTTTCGATGGTTACGTCAGGGTGAGAAAGGGCAGGGATAGTAGCCATGATGGCATCCTCGAGTGATAAGTTAATTAACTCACCACCGAGGTTTTCCACGACCATAAGGGTGGTGAGACGTACAGGGGTGGAAATACCGGTCACTCGAGAACCCGGCCAGTCTTGCGACTGCCCTGCACATCCCACCATAATTTGAATGGAGCTGTGCATTACGCATAAAAAAACCGCTTCAGCGCGGCTATGCGCTCGAGTAACGTTCGGGTTTCCACGCCCGGCCCCCGTTTTATGAGGTGCAGATGCACTATAATTCCACCCGTTCTGGTTTTCAATAGCTACATTCAACATTTTCTCTTACCTTTCATCACCGAAGTGAACTTTGTTGATGCGGTGCCTGGTGCCTCCAGGTGACGTTAACCAGTTAACAATTAACGCCGGATACAGGGAAACCCATAACCACCCGATACGTGGGAACTAATCGCTTTTTAACTGTTCCGCGTGCGCTCAGCCGCATTCACCGCATCACAAAATTCACTTTAAAAAGGGCGGACATCAGCCAGCAATGAAACTGATGCCGCCAAAGGTACCAATCAACATGGAGTGTTGTGGCGTGGTTGTCACTTAAGCGTATGGTCAACCTGACAACCCGGTGTCCTCAACGGGGAAGGAATAACTCCGCCATACTTACCGCCGCGTCATTTCGCGTTGTGTGCCTGCTTTTAACTACGTCAGGCGAGGTGGTTCCTGTTATTCCCCAACAACAAGAAATTTGTATAATCTGAATACCCCAACAATAAGAAGAGTGAGCAAGTGATGTATTAGCGATGTCAGCTCTCAAAGAGACTGCATCAATGTTAAAATTATTCAATGAAGCAAAAACTCAGGCTGAGGTTGATCGCGCTGTGTCTGAAATAAACTCTAAGTTGTCAAGCATTCAGCTTGAATATTTGTCATCTCATTGATGAGCTGACAATCTCTAAAAGCAATGAGGCTGCGCTCAAAGCAAAACTCACGGAGATAGAAAAGTTTAAGTTCCAAAGTGAAGACTGCGAACCTCGCTAATTGATTACTGGAACGATTGTGTATGCCAGACAGTGCAATACTAGCTCTGGCAAGATTACCATGTATTTTTGTCCAGAATGTTTTGCGAAGAGAGCAATATCTATATTGCAACCTTTCCCTATCGAGGAAGGCGATAAATATACGAAAACTCAATGCCCCTCCTGTAAAAATGAGTATCTCATGGACTACAATTTCAATAATGATTTTTGAGTCACGGTATTCAGATTTTTAAAGAACATGCCGGATACTCACCCGTGTCCGGCGCACGCACTCCACCTCACCCGTGGAGAACTCCTTAATTACCAACCTTGGCTTCGTTGGTTAGCCATTAACGCTGGTATGTAATCATTCTGGCAATGCTTAATTTGAAGTGGCACACTGAATTTGGCCACCTGAACAGAGGTGATATGCTCACCTCAGAACAACACTA